GTAGAGGATTTAAAGCAATTAAGCTTTGATCTATATTTAACAAACGAAGGGGAAGATGAAGATGAAATAAACCACGAGTTTGATTATCTAATTGATGGTATTCCAGATAAGGAAGATGGTGAATATGAAAACGCTTAATGATATAAAGAGTCTTTTAAACGAGGTATCGGGTCGTATAAAAGATGGGGAAAAAGAAGTAATGTATAAAACTGATCAGCATTATGTATCATACTTTGAAGGATATGTATCAGGATTAACCTGGGTAGAAGAAATACTAGGATACATAGTAGAAGAATTAGAAAAAGATAATGTATCTGTAGAGAATCTATTTGAATAAAGAATTAACCTAAGCAAAACCCAAAAACCCCCCAAGTTAGTAAGGTAAGCGCTCCATTATTATATCCATAATATAATTTATAGTGGAGTGCGTAAAAATAAAATAAAGAATAAAATAAAGTAATTGTTTTTTTTAATTACGACTGATATATCACAGGTATATCACGGCTTTTACACGCCAAAACAGCCCAAAAATAGGCATAAAAAGTGCTTGTTTTTGGGCTATTTTTATGTATTTTGTTAAGAATTTTATAATAAAATATAAGAAAAAGCAGTAAAAATAGGCAAAAAAGCTCATAATTTGAGAACGGCCTAAAATCTAATTATAGAAAACTCAAATTAAGTTTTTAATTAAGTTTAAGGTTATAAATTATATAAAGCGTTAATTAATGCAGGGATTGGGTCTGGGATTGATGGATTATTCTATCTAGAGAACTACCCATACATCTATACATAGAACTACCTATAGATTAACCATTAATTACAACACTGTAATCCCCGAAAATTTAGAGATTATTATTTTGAGGGATTGCCCCAGAGTAAGCCGCTTTTTATAACTAAAAGTTTTGGGGTTGAATTTGTATGGATATTAGTGCTAGGTAAAGCTAAGGATTAGATGAAGCAAAAAATTTTTGCCCCGAATTCTTTACAAAGTCTTTACTATAGCCTATGGGTAGCGTTCCAGAAGAATTTGAGTACGCTTTGAATAAGTATTTGATTTACATTTTGCATAGTAATAAACAAATTATAATATGAATTAGTAATTTGTGTTAAAGTTAAGTATTTAATTAATTATTTTTTGCGGGTGTACAAAAAGTGGGATGTATCTACTTTTTGGAACACCCGTCTAACTTAAGTAAAGAATTACGATTAGTAATTTGTATTAAATTTCTATATGAGTTTGTTTAAGTAATCTGGTGTTCATTTTGCGTACAGCAAAAAAGGAACACCAGCCCAAAAAAAAACCCAAGCCCGAAAGCTTGGGGTAAAAAAACTTTGTTTTTTTATTGCGTAATTACTTACGCTTCTTGGTTTGCTTAAGAGCAACTACCAATTCGCCATTGATAGTCCATTGGGCACTTACAGCAATTCCCAATTGGTCGCTCACCGTCATTACTCGGTTGCGATACTTTGCCTTCTCTGCCGAATAATTTTCGGCATTGACATCGCACTCAGCGTAAATAAAACCGTCATCGGCGTTATTTGCGTCAAGCGACAATATCGCTTGTTCTAGTTCGCTATCTGTGAACGGCTTACGCCCACGGCTTACTAGTTCTTGTTGGATATCTGATAAGTTTACCTTACGCATTATCTCTCTCTCTCTATCAAGTTACTTCTTGTTCGCTTGATACCAATTACTATACGACAAGGTTTAGGATATGTATTCAATTTAATTCGCATATTGTTCCTTGTAAACTGGCGTGCAAGTTTTGCTGATCGCAACTCGCACGCCAGCCGGTATTGTAAATTAGAAATGTATTAAAAATAGTAACTAGTTTTTGTACAGTAGAGCTGGCGTTTACTTTGCGAACAGCAAAAAGTGAACGCCAGCCCAAAAAAAAACCCCAAGCCCGAAGGCTTGGGGAAAAACTTTGTTTTTTTTATGCGCAATTATTTGCGCTTTTTTGTTTGTTTCAATGCGACTACCAATTCACCATTGGTTGTCCATTGTGCGCTGACTGCGATACCGAGTTGGTCGGAAACAGTCATTACACGATTGCGATACTTCGCTTTTTGTGAGGCATAATCCTCAGCCGTTGTATCGCATTCAGCATAAATGAACCCATCATTTGGGTCATCAGCATTCAATTCTTGAATTGCCAACTCCAACTCGTGGTCAGTAAAAGGCTTACGCCCACGACTAACCAACTCTGACTGGATATCACTTAAATTGACCTTGCGCATTTTATTCTCCGTTTCTATCAGGCTACTTACTGTTCACCTGATACCTATTACTATACGATAAGGATTGGAATATGTATTCAATTTAGTTTGTTCATAGTTCCTTGATTGCTGGAGTTCAAAGTTTGCTGTTCGCACTTCGCCCTCCAGTGAAAATTGAGAAACCGGTATGTACTAAAGAGAGTTGTATATTGCTGCATAGTCGCAGGAGTTCATCAGGGACAAAAAAAATCCCCAACCCTTTCGGGTCGGGGGATTTAATTTTAATCAACTACTAACCACCAATCAGTTTCAGCCTTGATAGGCACTAGACTTACTGCGTAAGAAGTAGTGATACTATTGACATCGTGAACTTTGGTAAAGAATTCGTTTAATGTCTTGTCGTTAATTGCCTTTAAGAACACAACCCCGCAAACTAACAAGTCGGGTTCGGTTAATTTAGGCACTTCGTAATCGGTGCGAACTGGAATGCGAGCAGTAGATGGCTTGTATTCCAGGATAGTTTTTTTGACATACGTAAAACTTCTGCCAAAATGCTTTGCTATCTCTTTTAATGGCACACCGTCTTCATACATACCTACGATATAGGCGTGTAGTGTAGGCATATCCAGCTTGCCAGAATTACTACGCTTACGCTTGCCATTGTGTTTCTTTGGTATTGAGAATACCTCTTTGATATTAACTTTAGTAATCATTGTTGTTTATCCTCTCTATTGGTTAGTGCTTGCTTGATAACAATTACTATACGATAAGAAACAGGATATGTACTCAATATATGTTTATACTTTGTACCTTTCTGTCGGTGCTCAAGGATTTGCTGATCGCAGCCCTGCCCACCGCCGTAAATACAAATAAGACAAAAAAAATCCCCCAAGCCCGAAGGCTTGGGGGACTGGGGGATTATTGTATTGAAGTTAGCCAAAATTGACTGACTCAACTTCCTTGTCTTCAATACCAGCAATAGCCAGCTGGCTACGCATTGACATCAACTCACGATAAACCTGCGAAGCAAATTCATGGTGGGTTATAACGCCCTGCCTTAACTGCTTAAGCACCGTGAAGTATCTATCCACAAAGGACTCTGTGAACTGACACTCTTTATAGCTAGTGTGAATGATATTATCAACAATATCAATCAACTCGTTAACTTGCCCACGGTGTTGACTGAACCACCTATCCCACACCTCACGCTGTTGCGCAGGCTTGATGTTCTCAGGGTAGTATGGCTTGTATTCCGTTAGGAATAACAACACGGCTTCAAATATGAAACCGTATTGACTACGCATAAAGGTAGTTGGCATTGTTTATCTCTTTCTATCAGGCTACTTACTGTTCCCCTGATACCAAATACTATACGATAAGAGATGAGATATGTACTCAATGTAACTTAGTAATGTGAGCCATACAAATGGTGTTCAAGAGATTGCTGATCGCTCCCTCGCCCACCATCGCAAATTGAGAAAGCAACACGCACTAAACACATATTCTATACCGATACATAGCGAATGGTGTTCAGGGCAAAAAAAATCCCCCAAGCCTTTCGGCCTGGGGGATTGGGGGATTATTGTAATTGGCTGAAGTTGACTGGCTTGTTAAAGGACTTGACAATGACATACTCATCATTGTTGTCCTTGTAAGCCCAGACAGTGATTACACCGTCACAGCAGAGTTCAAAGTTAAACTCATACATAACGACATCTTTGCCGTCAAAGTCAGTTTCCCAACATCCGTATGGGCATTGCCATTTAAGCATTCGCTGAACAAAGGCTGACTCTGCTGACTGAACTAAAGTTGACTTAGACATTGCGTATCTCTTTCTATCAGGCTACTTCGGTTTCCCCTGATACCAAATACTATACGATAAGAGATGAGATATGTACTCAATGCAAACACATCATCTGTGCCTTTTCGTTGGTGCTTAAAAGCTTGCTGATCGCGCTTTCGCCCACCAAGAGAAATTGAGAAACCAAACATACATTAAACACAGCGGCTACCTTACTACACAGAGAGACCAGTTCGGGGCAAAAAAAAATCCCCCAAGCCTTTCGGCTTGGGGGACTGCTGGGGATTGGTTTGTTATTTGTTCTTGTGTGTTTCGTTGAAGTTAATCATGTCAACAGCGTGGTCGCATTGGCTAACAATGCGGTCAAGTTGTGTTGACACTTTGACTTCGCCTGCCTCACGCTGTTCGCAAGACTCAATCGCAATACTCAAGGCAAATGCCTTTAAGAGTTCTACGACCTCGCTTGCTGTGTGTGGTATGTGCACCTCTGGTTGAGGTTGTGTTCGGAATAGAGCCATAAGTTTCCCCTTTCTAGGAAGTTCTTGTTGGTTGGCTTATCCCCAGCAACAATAACTATACGGTAAGCAATGAGATATGTACTCAATGCCAAAGTGTGATGTAAGCCTGTTGATTGGCGTTCAAGAGCTTGCTGATCTCGCTCTCGCACCCCAACATGAATTGAGAAAGCTGCATGCACTAAACATAGCGGAATACTCTTTCCATAGCGTTTGGTGTTCGGGACAAAAAAATAACCCCGAACCTCGGGGGTGAGGTTCGGGGTTATTCCTAACGCTATTTTAAGCGATAAATTGCTATCGCTATTCTAACAAGACCCCACACTGATATCAGGGCTATTGCGACTATCGGGCTTATGTTGATATCCATTACTCACCTACCTTTCCGTATCTGCTTGTGTTGTTGATGTGAAGTTGTAAGTTGTGGAGATATTGTTTTTGCCTTAGGTCATCACACCACTTCTTTGCTTTAGCAAGTTGCGTAGTGTAATACCAGTCGTCAATCCATTTGCTTCCACCACTTTCTACTTTAATCAGCGCAGTGTAAACATATTTATCTTTGGCTATCTCATAGTTATTACAATCACTAACCCATCTGCTTTTATTTCGTGTCCATTTTATTCTCTTGTATCCAAACAAGTTATTCTCCTTATCGGGGTGTTAGGTGTATCCCGATACAAATAACTATACGATAAGGTCTGAGATATGTACTCAACCAGATCAGCCTGTTATCCCTAAAAAATTGGAGTACAAGAGTTTGCTGTATGCACTCTCGCACTCCAACATTGACCATGGGAGACATAGGAATCACCGGGAGATAAAAAAGGTAATTAACACATCTCGGATACATACTAAAATTTTGGGAAAAATCGGGTTGTAAATAGAAATTGCACCTGAGTATTGCTCAGATGCAATCTCTATCTATAACGGTCCTAAGGTAACGAAATTCGCTGCCGTGTATTAAGTATATATCTAATAGATTTTTGTTAATAGTAATTATCTATGGATTATGGTAAAAAATATTTTTTGAATTTTGCGGGGTTCAAGTTGTAATTTAGAAGTCTCCCAGACTTGTTGTACGGTGGCTCAGAGCATTTTAAAATAGGGTATGGGCTGTTGACCGCCATACCGGGTATTTTATTTTGTTTTACGACTGTTGCGATAGAAGCCTGGTCCTTTCAAACTAATGGCCGGGGGACTGTAGGCTTGTTTTAATTTATCCCCGCAACTTGGGCATTGTTTGGCAACATGGTCTTCGGTAATTGACCGAATCTCGTTATACCAATAATCACACTTTTTGCACACATATTGATAATTTGGCATATATATATATTATATCTGTCGCCAAGCCACCAAGCAACAAAACAGCAGGTTTGGGTTAGTACAATTTATTTTGCGCCACACATTACGGGTAAGTTTATTTTATTGCTTCCGACCACTCTTGGTCTGAAGGCGGTTTATTAATCACTTCGTATTTGGCGTAATGCAAAGAAGCCGCGGCGTATTCGGGGTTTAGCGTTTTTAACCACCCTCCAATAGATTTCATTAAAACCCCAGGAAGCCCCGTTGCTTCGCAAGTTCTAGCAGCAATGCCCTCGTATTTTCTAATAACCTTGTTCATGTCCTTAACTTCTTTTGGGGTTGCATTTATCGGTTTAATATAATATCTAAGACCCCCAAATTTTTCTTTGATCTGGAGGATTTGGTAATCTGGGTTAATAGCTGTTAGGTCTGTATCGCAGTCTGCCACAATTAGATACCAGCCCTCATCAACACCGATGTATTTATAACTATCTGGAGTCATCTTGTTTTTTAAATTCTCCACTCTGAGCTGAAGCTCTTTGGATATTGGATTAATATTCATAATCATCATTGTCCGGTGATGTCCATTTGTCAGCATCTTCTACATCCCACATTCGGGAATTAATCTTTCTTTGAATCAATGTTTCTTTCTTGGTTGTGTAAGACGGGTCCCACAAGCGAATTCTATTGTTTGGTTGTATAGCTATGTTGCCATCTTCTCTTTCAATCACATGACCGCACTTGTGCTGCCCTGGGCTTGTGCTAAAGCCGGCATTGAGCTGGTTGTCTTCTGGTGAATGCCAGTCAAGCGTGAACAGGTATTTGCCGTTTACAAATTTGCCGGATCTAGAAACATAAGTCATTTTCATATTGCGCATAGCCTGGAACTCAGTTACCGTAACATACGGGCTAAAAGCATTCCATAAAACTAATTCATGGATATCAACATGGGGGCTGTCTGGTTTTGTGCAAAAAGCAGAGATTGGCATTCTCCACCACACTCCACCGTCTTCCATTAAGAAATGAAATTGCGGAGACCGACCTTGAATTGAGCTAACACCAAAAATCATACATGGAAAAACAACATCATGTGAATCAATTTGATCACGCAGATATTGTCCACGGACATAGCATTCTATTGCGGGGGTGTTTGCGTTTAATTCTGGCATAATCTATTTTACCAGCAAAATAGCAATCGTGATTGCATGCAATGTAAAATAAATAGCGTGAGTAATTTTATCTTGTTTTGACATTTTTCCTCACCGCCTTCTTTTTTGCAATAACTTTCTTTTTAGCTTTCTTTTTCTTTGGCATATTTGGCAGTGGAAAGAATGGAGCTATGGCTTCAGAGATACCATCAATGCTTCTTTCTGTTTCATACTCAATACCGTTGATAGCTGATTTAATAACCCTGCTGCCGCCAAGTTCATCAGCAAGGGGTTTTAATATTTCTTCTGACAATTCCGAAATTGGCGATAGATGACAATGAAGCAGTTCGTGAATAATTGTTGCCCGAAGATTCTCTGGGGTATCTTTTGTATAAGCTTTACTCAAATACATTTTGGCAAGATGTTGACCGGTAATAACATCTGTCTCTGCAAGACAGTCAGAAGAGCACGGTTCGTTTTGCATTACAATTGTCCAGTCTGACAAATGCAACATTTTTTTCATTGAGTTAACATACCTAAGCATCCATGCTTCTATATGTTTTTTCTTGCCTCTTTGTGCAGCCATTATTCCGAATAGACTCCTTGAATTACTTTGAATCCAGTTTCTCTATCAAGAACCATATACTGATATTCTGTAAAATTAAAAAACGAAGTAATCAGGTCCAGCGTGTAGTTTATTTTAAGGTCTGAGCATGTATACAAATCAAATTGCAACAAGCTTGGCTCCATTTCATCCCAAATGTGAAAAGCAATATGTGATGTTTCAATCATTACAGATGCAGTAAGACCACGATTGCCTTCTTTTGTAATCATAGTAGCAAAAGGCCCTTGAACAATGTTCATTCCAATTTTTTTTACAAAATCCCTTAGCCAATCAATAACTACTTGTTCTGATGTTGGGGCATTAGTAATCATACCCCTGATCAATAAATGTTTATGCAATGGTTTGCTCATTTTTACCCTCCAGTTCATACATAAAAGTATTATTCAACCACATGTAAGCAATAATTGAATACCCAATGATGTCCATTAATGTGTCTAGCATTGTTTCATCACTAACTGCATTAGCATAATTTTCTTTCTTCATTAAATTTTCAACTCGTGCAACTTTGTCATGCACCCTAATTACAAGGCCGGTGATTCCAAATTTTGAAATATTCTTATGTCCGTAATCTTTTTGTTTTTTAATAACAGTATTTAATATTTCAGAACTAGTAAGTAGATATGTTATATCAAAACTTTTAGCAAGGCGAAGTGCATTTGATGAAAGCAAAGCCCAGCGATTTTTATGCTCTTGAACCCTTATACCATCTGAATCAAGATAGTCTTTTGAATCTATGTAGGAATCAATTGTTTCTCTTAAATTCTTAATTGAATAACTTTCAAGCGCCCTAACATCTGCATATAACTCCTCTGTTGAATTATAGGCAGCCATTTCCCAAGTTATTGTATTATTATTCTTGATTGGTTGTTTTACTATTGTCATTATTTCTCCTTAAAAAATGGCTGCCCGTTTATTATGAATTTAATTCAGATTCTCTTTGTTCTTTTGGATTTACAATTTCAAATTGACCACGCTTTACCTTCTTAAAAAATTGGCGGTTAGCGTTGTAGAAATTATAAAATGTTGGAAGAGAAATGCTGACATCTGTTGACACCTTTGCCGGTGTTACGACTTGCCCTACATTTTTCTCCAAGTAAATTACAATATTATTTTGTTTGGTTTTTGTTCTACTCATGGTTTGACCTCCTTCCTTTATTTTAAAATTAAAATGTTTCCAAAAAGTTTTTGCAACCTCTTCTTCTAGGTTATAATACTTTACAGTTTTGGTTAGATTCCAACCTTTGTAATAACCGTATATAACTGAACTGGCAATTCTTTCAGTGGTTGAGTCCATAGGAGACTTTATTGTGCCAATCAATTTGGTATAAATTTTTTCTAGCTCAACTTCATTAACTAGAAAATCACTAATTTCAGAAACTTCGGTACTTTCTTGAATGTTCATCCGGTTCTCTCTTTCTTGTTATAAACACTCTACCACAGCAAAATAGAAAATGTTGTGATTTTATAAAAAAATAGCCAGCCCCATATTTGGCTTAATCTTGCGAAATAAGCTAAACCAGGACTGGCTATTATTAAATAATTATTTTTTCTTTGTTAATACTTTTGGTTTTAAATTTGAATGTTCTTTTATGTGATCGTCTAGTTTATGCTCTACATTGACTACATCTTTATGAACTTGTTTAATTAAGCCCGCAACAACATTGTGGTCTATTTTGTTTTCTTTCCTACTTTGTTGAATTAAAGCAACAATGACTCCACCGACTAAGCCAATAATTGCAACAACAACTGGAGTTTCCATTATTCAGCCATTAAGAAGCTGGCAATAACTTCGGGATTAATATCAAATTCGCCATTGTCGTTTTCATAGGCTTTTAGCATTTCAATTAAATTGTCTTTTTTAACACGCTTTGGGTCGCCTGATCCAAAATTAGTTTTTGGAGATGGAGCAAGGGATGAGTCTGTTGCTGCTGAAGGTGCTGGGGTGTTTTCTCCACCACCGAGACTTCTCGTTTCTTTGGAAACCATAAATGTTACATCTTTTACAGCTTTGCTCAAAAGATCAATTTGGCTTTGATGATAAGCAACAGCCTCAAGAGATTCTTTCATCTGAGCAAAAGCAGCTTTTGACATTTGATCATTTTTATCTCTAAGGAATGAGTGCTGCCTAATCATTTCTTTGGCACTATCTACCGGAATATTAATAAAATTCATTTTGTCTCCTTGTATCAAAAATGATACTATCCTAATAGTGTATCATTATTCTTTTACTTTCGTAAACTTTTATTCTTCTTCCATATCGTTTTCTTCATAATCATCTTCTTCTACTTCTACTATACCATCTGGAATTACTGCAAATCTGCATTTGCCTTCTTCTTTTACTTTTTGTTCTATAATTTTACAAACCCCGTTGCCTTCGTAAAGAACACAGTTTGCACATTTAACACCAATATCAGCAACATCGTTGTCCTCTGGGGAATCGTAGCCGGACCACACCCCTATGCCGTCTTCGTTAAATTTTCCATAGATCCTTGTAATTGCAATAAGCATATCTGCCAACACGGCTTCTTGTTCGTCTAAGTCGTCTGCTACTTTATTAAGCATTATTTCTTCTGATTTTGATACTGTTCTGTACCCGCCACCTCGTTTTTTGTATTCACGAACTAGCCAGGCATTTGCATAAGCTGATGGGTATACATCAAATTTTGCTTTAGCCGCTGCTTTTACTCTGGCATAGAGTTCCGGGTTGGTGGGGACATTGCGAGATGCTTTTTCAACGTCTGTAGAAACATTGATTGGTTTTTTATCTTGCCTTGTTTGAGTTGATTCAGCACGGCGCTTGCGTCTAACGGCAGATGCGATTTGTGCAGGAGTCATTCTTGCAGCACGAGCGGCTGGAACACATTTAGGATACTTACCGGATTCAGCATCGGCTCTACCGCATGACTCAAACCCGCCTCCTTTTTTTGGTCTAGAAATATCCACCCATCTTTCGCCAAACCATCTATCTAAACTTTTTGCAAGATTAAATTCTTTTTTCTTTTTTTTAGGTTTATAACCTTGTTGCGGGTTTTTAATTCCAGATCCCATTGTGCTTGTTGAAACCTCATTGGCTTTTTCTTCGTATCCATTTAAGTTTGCAGCGATACCTTGAAGCCCAGCTTTGCTTCTTGCTTCTTTTTTAGATTTTTCATTTCCTTTGGTGTATGTATAACACGCACCCTTGCTACCCCAACGGTATCCTGGTTTTCCATTTTCTGAACAAGAGTTAATTGGCATAATTATAATTTTACCACATTACTTGTAAATACTAATAACATCCTCTTGTTCCCATCTTTGAACCGGCATTTGCACATCGCAAAATTCAGCATAAGCTTGTTCTGATGAGTAATAAATCCTAGCGTATGCTTTCTTAGCCCCTTCATCATAAACCGGGCACTCAGCAAAAGCACAAAAATATAAAGCCTTATATTGAAATTTATCTTCTATCCAATGAATTGCTTGAACAGGAACAAGCGGTTTAAAGCAATATGGACATATCTTTTCTGGGTAATTAAATCCTTCAATTAATCCACCAAGAATGTGACCTTGATTAATCAGATCATAATAATTATAAATCATCTTCTATCTCATCTATTTTTTGTTGATATTTTTCGTCTATTTGTTTAAAATTTTCTTTTAATATAAAAGCTAAAATTCTGTCAATTGATCTTTGTGCAATTTCAATTCCATCCATCAAAGCATTTAACTCATCAATGCACATATCGTGATCATCATCAGGGCTTTGAATAAAAAAAGCGGGAACAAAAGATTTTTCAAAAGGCACAGCTTTTATAACAATAGCTAAGCTTGGAATATCTTCTAATTCGCTATCGCCATCAAACGCTATAATCCTCATCGTAATCTACTCCATTCTCAGTAATAACTATAATGTTATTATACAACAATAGCATATCTCTTGTAAGTCGTTTTAAAACTTTAGTTTCTTTAGTTTCGTATTTTCCAAAAAATATACACACGTAATAATTTTTAATTTTATTATTGTAAAATAATGAAAAATTTTTATCTTTAATAATTTTAACTTTTTTGTTTAAACTTTGTTTAATAAACAATCTAATAAATTTAGCAGTTGAAGCTGGAGATACATAAATATATACTTTTGAATTTGTTAATTCTGGGATAAAATCAATTAAATGTTTATAAGGATTAGCTGTGTCAGATAATAATAATACTTCTTTATTTTTTAAAAAATCATATTTATTACTTACTAGCATTTTTAAACAAACTACTAATAATATTTAAAAACAAAGAAAACCCTAAACCAGACAATATGCCAATATTGTGATCAAAGCCTGTCTGAATACTAAACTTTAGCAATAGAGCCATAAACAAATGATAAACGATAAAAATTATTGTTTTGTACATAACATACAGTCTTGCACATTTTTGTTGGAAAATCAACTTAGAAAAAAATATTTCTCAGAACTTGAAATTTTGTTTTGTATACTAGTATACTGGCGTGCGAAGCATGCCAAAAAAACCAATCATACATAAAATACCTTGTATACTAAGCATACTAAGCATACTGGTGTTTGATATCAAGAAAGAAAATAGTGATATACTTATTTTATGAAAATCATAGCAATTGTAGAATCTGACGATTACAGTGGAGCTGCAATTGTTGACCCAAATTATATTACGATTACAAAAATTAGTGATTTTTATTTAGCCGCTACAAGATGCTTGTTTAGTGAGCTTCCAGTAACTTCAGAAATTTCTGAAGAGCAAGCAGAAAAGTTAATTGCCAATGGTGTAAAATGTTTTAACCTTGATGAAACAAATGAACCTGTTAAAAAAAATAAACAAAAGAAAGATTAACTTTTAATGAAAAAAATTAGTTGGTTTACCCCTAGTGCAACTGATGTCAGCGGTCTTAATTGGTATTCTCAAGGCTACACCGTTGCTGCTTTGCAATTAATTTCTGCTCTCCGTGAAAAAGAAGTTGCAGTTTTTTACAATAAAAACGAAATTCCATTTCATATTAATTTCTGTCAGCCATATTATTATCAACTAACTAATTATTACAAAATTGGCTATACACCCTGGGAATCTACAAAAATTCCAAATGGCTGGATCTTTAATATGCAAACCCAAGATGAAATCTGGGCTACATCTAATTTTGTAAAAGAAATTTATTTAGCTAACAAAGTTCATACAAACATTCACGTTATCCCTCACGGGATTAGTGATGATTTTAAAATTATTGACAGAGAAATTACTGGGACTTTTAATTTTCTGCATGTGGGGGGAGATAGTAAAAGAAAAAATGCTCAAATGGTTGTTGACGCATTTTTGGATTTGTATGAAGGAAATAATGATTTTAAATTAATATTAAAATATAATAATTTTTGTTGGGCTGAGGTTTACATGAACGGAATGCTTGTTCCGGCAATTCAACATCCACAAATTATCGGAATATCGTATGATCTATCAAATGAAGATTTAGTTGCTTTGTATCACAAATGTCATTGCATGGTTTACCCAACAATGGGAGAAGGCTTTGGGATGATTCCTTTTGAATCAATTGCAACAGGTATGCCAACGATTGTTACAAACGCAACTGGCTGCAAAGATTTTGCTCATTACTCAATTCCGCTAGAAGCCTCGTATGGCGAAGCGTCTTGGAATAATAATTTTTATGGAGAAGACACAGGTCAGTGGGCTTATCCGGACATAGATGATTTATCCAATCTTATGGTTGAAGTTGTTAATCATTATGATGATTTTAAAAAGTACACAATTAAATCTGCAAAAATAATTCACAACGAACATTCCTGGTCTAATATTGCTGATAAAATAATAGAGAGAATTAATTTTTTTGAAAATTCTGTTAATAACACCTAGGTATTATTAAGTGTTCTAAAATATTAATTCTGATAAACTTATTAATTCCCACTTATTAGGAGGCACCTTGTCTATTTTATCCAACGAGTTTTTATCACCTTATTTGCAAAAACAAGCTCCATGGGGCTTTGGAGGCCTTGGTGAAGTTGTTTACATGCGCACGTATAGCCGTAAAATCGGTGACACTGGTAGAAACGAAACATGGGTAGAAACTCTTTCAAGGGTAATTGATGGAGCTGTAGAAATTGGTGTTCCGTTTACTCAGCAAGAAGCAGAAACTTTGTTTGATCATATGTTTAATTTAAGATGTAGTGTTGCTGGGAGATCCCTGTGGCAACTTGGTACACCGCTTGTACAAAAATTTTCAGGCACATCTTTGAATAATTGTTTTTTTACTAACATTGAAAAAATTGAAGATTTTGAATTATTGTTTGATTATTTGATGCTTGGTGGTGGTGTTGGTTTTTCCGTAGAGCGTTCAAAAATTCACGATTTACCCAAAGTAAAACATGTTGAATATATTTCTTCTGAAAGAACACACGATGCCGATTTTATTATTCCAGATTCAAGACAGGGCTGGAGGGAGTTGCTCCATAAAGTGCTTGAGTCTTATTTTGTAACCGGCAAATCTTTTACATACTCAACTATTTTGATTCGTGAGTTTGGAGCACCAGTCAAAACATTTGGCGGCACAGCTTCGGGACCTGGTGCTCTTGTAGATGGTATTAATGATATTTGTAATATTTTTAATCAAAGAGTTGGAAAAAAACTTCGTTCAATTGATGTTCTTGATATTTGTAATATTATTGGCAGAGTAGTTGTTTCTGGTTCTTCGCGCCGTTCAGCACAAATTGCAATTGGAGACCCCGATGATGTTTTGTTTTTACGAGCTAAAAACTGGTCATCAGGAGATGTTCCTGGTTGGAGAGCTAATAGTAATAATTCTATTTATGCAGACTCTTATAGCGAAATCATGTCTGAGCTTTGGAAGGGGTATGACGGTTCTGGTGAACCTTACGGTTTAGTAAACAGAAAACTTGCAAGATCTTATGGTCGGCTTGGAGAAAAGAATGTAGATAACTCCGTTGAAGGGTTTAATCCATGTGCCGAAATTGCTCTTGGCGATGGTGAGTCTTGTAATCTAGCTACAATATTTTTGCCAAATGTTGAATCATTAGAACAGTTTAAAGAAATTTCAAAACTTTTGTATATGATACAAAAACAGGTAACAAGACTTTCTTACCCTTACGAAAAAACAACAAATATTGTAAGAAAAAATGCAAGACTTGGCCAATCTGTTACTGGAATACTTCAGTGTTCTGAAGAAAAAATCAATTGGCTTTCTGATGTATATTCTTATCTTAAAGATTTTGATAAAAAATATAGTAAAGAAAAAGGATGGAATAATTCAATTAGGCTTACAACGGTGCAGCCTTCTGGAACACTATCCTTGCTTGCAGGCGTGACTCCTGGAGTGCATCCGGCTTTTGCGCAATACTATATTCGCAGAGTAAGGTTTAGTTCAGTTGACCCTCTAGTATCTTCTTGTCGTAAACGTGGTTATAAAATCGTTTGGGATGTTGGGATTGATGGGCGAGAAGATCATACTAAATATGTTGTTGAATTCCCCTGTAAATCACCAGAAGGTTCTGTGTTAGCAAAAAACATGTCTGCTATTGATCAGCTTGAGTGGGTAAAAAAACTTCAAACAGTTTGGGCTGATAATGCGGTTTCTGTAACTGTGTATTATCGCAAAGAAGAGTTGCCAGAAATTAAAAAATGGTTAAGTCAGAATTACGATAACAACATTAAGTCTGTATCGTTTTTGCTTCATGTTGACCACAATTTCCTGTTACCGCCATATGAAGAAATAACAAAAGATGAATATGAAAAAGCTATATCTAAGCTAGATTTTTCTGTTGAAATACAACATCTTGTTTCTGGTGGAATGCTTGACCTTGATGAATGCTCCACAGGGGCTTGTCCGATTCGCTAGTTGCTAAAAAATATTATTTCTGAGGTAATCGTGTACACTATTTAACAAAAATCGTGTATAATTGTATCTAAATGGAACTTGATATAGTCAAAAACAAAAAAATATGGATACCGCCAAGAACATGGGGTGTGTGTATTTGGGTTTTGCCAGACGGGAAAGCCTTGATGGATTCTGATGGCAATGCCTTATCAGCGGAAGGATTTGTTGATGATCCAGAAGTTGAGGCAAAAGTTGCTGCTGCTGGAAAATATTGGTCTGGAAGTGAAGAAGGTAGTGTTGCTTGGATTCATGGCGCAAGAAAAGTTAGCCACTCAGAAAGAGAAGATCAGGTTGATAGAATGAATAATGGTTTAATGCCGGACCCATTTGAAGATAGTTTTGATAATTTAAAAAAGAGGTAATATGGACAAAAAAACTTATTATGTTGAAGATGAAGTATCTAGTAATGAAATTGAAGATTTATTTTATTTTTCCGAAAATCCTGCAGTAGTCACTGAAGATCCTTTTGCCAAAGTTAATGTTAATAGTTTATCTATTAAAATGAAAAGAAAAATCAACCGTCTTTCAAAAAAATTTGAAGGAGAAGATGGCACTAAGACAAAATATATTGACCCTCTACAGCTTGATGGGTACACGCTTTATGATGTTGTTTCCCCGCCCTATGATTTAGATACATTAGCTGGTCTATATGATTCTAGTGCAATTCATAATGCATCAATTGCTGCAAGAGTTATGAACACAGTTGGACTTGGTTTTGAATTTGTAGAAAACATGAGGGCAAAAAGAAAAATAGAAAAAGCTTCTGATGATGAAGAAAAAATGTATAGAACAAGAAAATCTTTTCAAGATGAAAAAGAAAGACTAGAAGAAATTTTTGAAAATGTAAATGTTGAAGAAACATTTCTTGAAACAATGATTAAAATTTGGCAAGATGTTTTAACTATTGGTAATGGTTATATGGAAATTGGTCGTAATAATTCTGGTCAAATTGGGTATATAGGACACATTCCGGGAACGCTTGTGCGTGTTAGAAGAAAAAGAGATGGTTTTGTGCAGATTGCCAATAGCAATAAAATTCAAGCCGTATATTTTAGAAATTATGGTGATAAAGAAACCCCTGATCCGATTAATTCAGATAATAACCCAAATGAAATTATTCATTTTAAAACATACTCTCCCAAACATACTTACTACGGCATACCATCTTCTGTTTCAGCTGCGGCTGCAATTATTGGAGATAAATTTGCTAAAGAATATAATATTGATTATTTTGAAAATAAAGCAATCCCTCGTTATGCAATTGTTCTTAAAGGTGCAAAACTTAGCAATAAATCAAAACAGGAATTGATTAATTATTTTAGAAAAGAAGTTAAAGGTCGTAATCATGGAACTCTCGTTATCCCAATTCCTTCTTCAATTGGCTCTGACAGTGATATACGGTTTGAAAAACTTGAAGCTGGGGTGCAAGACTCTTCTTTTGATAAATATCGTAAATCTAACAGGGATGAAATTTTAGTAGCCAACAGGGTTCCTGCTCCGAAAGTTGGTGTGTATGATAATGCAAACTTAGCTGTATCAAGGGATGCTGACAAAACTTTTAAAACCCAAGTTATTGGTCCAGATCAAATAATTATAGAGAAAAAAATAAATAGAGTTATTTCAGAGTTTTCTAATTTATTAGAATTTAAGTTTAAACGAATTGATTTGATTGATGAAGACATTCAGTCTAGAATTAATGATAGATATTTAAGAACAGAAATTTTGTCACCAAATGAAGTTAGAACAACCCTCGGACTTCCGGAAAGATCTGATGGCGATGAAGTTTTGCCGTTCCCAACAAAAGTTAAGAAAGAACAATCGGGGCCTGGTGCTCCGGTTGGAAATTCTAATAATATATCTTCTCAGCCAAGAAATGCTCGTTCTGATACACCGGAAGGTTCTTCAGATCCGCGAGCGTCTGGAGACCAGGCTGAGAGGGGCGAAGTACAAGATACCACAGGAGGTTCTAAATGAGTTACGAACATGGAATTGTTTTTTCCAATACAGCTGCGACTAGCACAAGCGGCACAGGCGGAGTTGTTTCTTTGAATACACACACTAGTTGTATTCATTTTTATAACACACATGCAAGCACAGCTGCAACCGTTAAATTAAATGACGGTCCACATCAGGTTGTTATACCGGCAAAAGATAGCGGTGGGGGTTATGTTGAAATTGAAGGTGATTATACTAAGTTTCAAATTATGACAGCTGGAGTTACTTTAGCTGTATATGCGGTTGCATAATTTGCATATATTTAAATAGTATAATATACTTTAATATAATATATGGATAACTTTAATTTTTCATTTCCAATTAATATGGTTAAAAAGGAACAACGCATTGTTTCTGGTATTGCTACAGCAGATAATGTTGATAAATCTAATGATGTTGTTGATTTTACAGCATCGGAAATTGCTTTTAAAAACTGGCAAGGTAATATCAGGGAGATGCATGCTCCAATTGCTGTTGGTAAAGCTATTAGTTATAAACCAATTAAAATGAAAGATGCTAATGGCAAAGAGTACAATGCCATTGAAGTTGAAGCTTATATCTCAAAAGGCGCTGAATCTACTTGGCAAAAAATTCTTGACGGAACTCTTCGTGCTTTTTCAATTGGTGGAAAAATTATGAAAAAAGAAATCTTGGCTGGCAAGCTTCATAATAACCGACCAATTAATATTATTAAAGAATACGAGCTTGGTGAGCTTAGTCTTGTTGACAATCCAGCTAATGCGCTTGCAACAATTGATCTTGTTAAAATGGACACTGATGGCAAACTTGATTATGTTTTAAAATGCTGTGATGATGTATGCGAATGTGTTGCTATTGAAAAAAAACAACCATTAAAAGACCCCAAAGGCGGGTTGACAGCGGCTGGCAGAAGGCACTTCAAACAAACTGAAGGAGCTAACTTGAAACCAGGCGTTAAGGGGCCAGCCAACACTCCAGAAAAAATGCGTAGAAAAGGATCTTTTTTAACTAGATTTTTCACGAACCCTTCTGGGCCAATGAAAGATGAAAAAGGAAGACCGACAAGACTTGCTTTGTCGGCAGCGGCATGGGGTGAGCCAGTCCCCCAGGATATGCAAGACGCTGCTAAATTAGCAGCAAAAGGAAGGAGACTATTAGAGAGGTATAAAAATATGAAAAAAGAAATTAATGAAAATAGCGATACAAGTGGAAAAGAATTGCTTAATGATGTAAACTATGATAAGGTAATTAATATGGATGAAACATTAACTGGTGATAAGCTGTCTTTAATCAAGAAATTTATTAACTGGGTTATTGACAGTCCAGATGAAGACTCAGGGCTAGAAAAGTCCGATAACGCAACTGAAACTTTAATTGAAGATGAAGTTAGTGTTGAACAAGTGGAGGATCAAGAAATGGATATTGAAGTTCTTAAAGAAACACTTGGAGCGGTAATTGATCAAAAGCTAACTGACTTTGCAAAATCTTTGAAAGAAGAAGTTGACGCAAATGTTGCGGCTAAGATTGAAGAAGTTTCCAAGAGTGTTGAAGTTCAAAAAGAAGAGTTGGCTGCAAAGCTGACAGCAACTGAAGTTGCTTTGCAAGAACAGACAGCAAAAGTTGAACAAATGGCTGCTGCTGGTGCAATGAAGAAAAGTGTGGATTCAGAAGACGAAGATGAGGTTCTTGTTAAATCAGAACCAAAAACTGAGTCATTTTGGAAAAACGTATATTTAGACCAAAGCCTTATTGAGTCTTTGGGTTACAAGTCATAAGGTAAGGAGGAAATTTACTATGGCAACACAAGAAGAAATTTTAGCGAAAGCTAATGAAGTAACAACTGGATCTGCTGCTGCTAGCGGTATTCAGTATAATAACGCAGATGGCGGTTTGCTTAAGCCAGCACAATCCAACAGGTTTATTGATTTCGTAGTAGATCAATCTGTCCTTATGCAGACTTCAAGAGTTGTGCGTATGCGAACACCGTCAATGGAAATTGACAAGGTGTCAGTAGGTAGCCGACTTTTGAAGAAGGCAACTGAGTTGACGGATGATGGTACAAACGCAGCAGTAACTTTTTCTAAAGTTAGCCTTACAAGCGTTAAGCTTCGTTTGGATTGGGCGATGTCAACAGAGTCTCTTGAAGACAATATTGAAGGTGCTTCACTTGAAGACCACCTTGCTCAAATCATGGCTCGTCAAACAGCTAATGACCTTGACGATTTGTTGATCAACGGCAATACCTCTTCGGGTAATACCCTTCTTAAAGCTCTTGATGGATTTACTAAGCGAGCACTTGCCGGAGCTACCGTTGTTGATGAGGCTGGCAACAATATTAGCCGTGCAACATACGACAGAGTTCTTCGCAATATGCCAAACAAGTATTTGCAACGCCGTAACGACCTGAGATTCTTCTCTGGCTCGGGTGTTGTTCAAGATACAGCGTTTAGCTTGCAGAATCCAAACTCGGCAACAGCTGCAACAGCTGGTGCTCCAGCTCCTGGTTCAACATATGGCGAACAAGCCTTTATGAACGGTTCTATCCGTGCAAACGGCGGTCCTGGTTCAACTGGTCTTTCACCATACGGTATTCCATTGGTTGAAATCCCATTGATGCCAGAAACAGTTGCTGGCGATTACTCGCCAACCTCGGGTTCGCATGGTTATGTAGAACTTACATTCCCGAACAACAGAGTTGTCGGTATTCACCGAGACATTACTTTGTATCGTGAATTCAAGCCAAAGACTGACTCAATTGAGTACACACAGTTTATGCGAATTGCATCTAACATTGAGAACCTTGATTCTTATGTTATTGCAAAGAACGTAAAACTCCGCACACTCTAATTGTTAATTAACTTGCACAAAAGCGGGGCGTTAAAAGCGCTCCGCTTTCGTGTTATAATTGATTTAATTTAAAATCAATGATAGGATGTATACTATGACAAATAATGAGAATGCGGTAAAATCATCTGATGTAAGCACGCCTAAAAAAACTACAGTTAAAAAAAATATTAAAGAAAAACAAGATATTCAAACAAATGTAGAAAATCAATTAAACTCACTTGTTGTTTATTTTCAATCCGGAACAAAATATGTTATGGCCAATGGGGTAACTTTTGATCAAGTAAATAAAATGCATGAACTCCCCTTCATGGATGCTAATTTATTATTAAGACTTGAAAATTTTAGATTAGCTAATGACGAAGAAAAGCAAATGTATTATAATACTATGGAGGGATAAATAGATGCCAAATAATTTAACAAATGCAGCAGAAAATCTAATACTAGATCACTTCTTAGGGGTAGCTAACTACGCTTTTGATAGTACTGTTTTTGTTGCTCTATACACCGTTGCTCCAACTGATAGCACTAACGGAACAGAGGTGACAGGTGGGAGCTATGCTCGCCAAGCAATTACTTTTGACGCTGCTGTTAATGGCGCAACTCAAAATACATCAAATGTTGATTTTACAAATATGCCCGCAGTGACTACTGTAGCTATTGCTGTTCATACCGCAAGCACTGGCGGAACCATGTTGATGTACGGAACTCTAACTACTGCTAAACAAACCGATGCTGGGGATACTTTAAGAATTGCTACAGGCGATCTTGATATCAGCATAGATTAAGGAGATATCATGTTGCGAAGAGAATTTAATGGCGCAGTATTGCAAACAGCATTAGCTTCTTCATTGTCTAATTCCGCAACTTCTTTTACTGTAGTGGATGGTTCTACTTATCCAAGCGGTAATAATCCTTTTGTTGTCGTTATTGACCGTGGTGTTGCTACAGAAGAAAAGATTTTAATTTCATCTAGATCAACTAATGTTTTTACAGTAACTCAAAGAGGGTATGATGGCACAACAGCTGTTGCCCACAACTCTGGGGCACTTGTAGATCATGTTCTTGATGCAATTACTATACAAGATATGAATACCACAACTTACGATAATGAAGTTCTGGTATGGATGGGGGTATAAATGGCTAATTTGATTCCTAAGAGTTTTTATGTAGGCTCTAATGTTGGAGCTGGGTCTAATGTTTATTCAGTAGCAAATACTGTTGGTGACTATTCAATTATTAAGAACATTAATTTGTGCAATACGACTTCATCAAATGCAGTGTGTAGTATTCATCTGCTTGTTAATGGCGCAGCTGTTTCTGCAAGCAATAAAATTATTAGCAATGTTAATGTTTTGGCAAATAATGTTGTTTTCTATAATACATCAATAGTCATACCTGCTAATAGTTCAATTCATGCAACTCAGGTTACAGCAAATGCTGTAACGTTTACTATTAGTGGTGTAGAATATGCCTAATCTTAATGAATCTTTATTATCTGATTTACCAACCTTTACTGGCTATGACTATGAGATTCATGTTAGCCAAGTGGATGGAAATGACACTACTGGTGATGGTGATTTACTAACCCCAGTTGCCTCTATTACTAAAGCATTGACTTTGGTTGATGGTAGTAGACGAACAGTCATTATTCACCCAGGAACCTACACGGAAAGCCCGTCAATAACCACTCAATACACAACCTTGACTGGTCCTGGTCTTATTGGTGGAAACATAGTTATTTCAGGAACAGTCAGTACAAATACTGGTTGTACTATTTCGGGCATAAAAATGACAAACCTGA